ATGATCGGCCCGGTGACGTTGGCCTGGAGCCAGCCGCCCATCGACTTCGCGGCGGATAGGCCCTGCTGGAGCCCGGCGATCATCTGCTGGCCGACCGGCGTCATGGCCGCCGCGTCGAGCCCGCTCTTGATCGCGCCGAGGACCGGCCCGGCGACGTTCTGCTGAATGAACCCGCCGAGCTGCTTGGCCTTCTCCAGCCCGGCCTTGAGCCCGGCCACCACGTCGCCGCCGATCGTGATCGTGATCGAGGACGGCGACGCCACCCCGAACCCGGACTTGATAAATCCGACCACGGGTCCGGTGACGTTCGAGCCGATCCAGCCGCCCATCGACTTCGCCGCCGACAGCCCGGTCTTGAGCCCGTCGACCATCGCGGTACCCGCCGACCGGGCGGTGGAGACCATCGAGGAGAACCCGGAGGACACCGCCCCCTGAATCTGGCTCATGGCGCCGGACACGATCCCCGGCATGGCCCGGAACGCCCCGGTCACCGCGCCGCTGATCGCGCTCGTCGCGGAGGACACCACCGAGACCAGCCCGGAGAACGCCGCCGAGATCGGGCCGCTCAGCAGCGACGCCAGCGCGGACACCGCCGAGCCGAGGAGCCCAAAGGCCGGGATCAGGCCGGGCGAGTTCCCGGTGATCCAGTGCCACAGCTTCGTCACGATGCCGATCAGCCACTCCAGCGCGGCGCCCAGCAGCTTGATCGGGTGAACCACGGCGGTAATCGCGTTGACCCAGGTCAGCAGCTTGATAGCCAGCTCCGCGACGGGAACGATCACCTTCACGATGACCTCAAGCAAGAACCCGATGACCTTGATCGCGCCGACGATCACGGGGACCAGGATGTTCAGCGCGGCGCCGAGCCCGGCCGCGCCGCCGCCCTCCGCGCCGCCGCCCCCGGCCGCCTGGCCGAACAGCTCGCCTAGCGGCTTGAGGAGCTTCGATAGCTCCTTGAGGACCGGCCCGAGAGCGTCACCTACCGCCTTCACGATCTCCCAGATGGCCAGCGCTAGCGGCTTGAGAGCCCCCTCCCACAGCCCCTTGATCACGGGCATCAGGAAGTCGAGAATCCCCCTACCTAGCGCGATGGCCCCCTCACGGAAATCAGAACTGGCGATGAACAGGGCAGCGAACGCAGCCACGGCGGCGGTCACCGGGAGCGCCAGCCCGCCGAGCGCCGCACCGACCCCGCCAATCGGGCCGATCGCGCCGCCGAGGCTCGGGATGAGCTGGACCGCCGCCGCCTTCCCCACCGAGCCCAGCCCGCCCGCGACGAGCTTCGCCGGACCTAGCAGGTTGGTCAGCGCCCCGCCGAGCACGGGAATCTGCGACAGGATGCCCGGAGCCACGAGCGCGGTCACCGCCGCCGCCCCGGCCAGGATGAACGGGCCAAACCGCTTGATGATCTCGGTTACCCGCTCGATCTGCTCGGGCTTGAGGTTCTTGATCCACTCCGTCCAGCTCTTGACCAGCCCCTCGATCGGCCGGATGAGCTGCATCACCGAGACCGTGATGGCATCGAAGATCGGCCACAGGACCCCGCCCGGCTCCACCGCCGCCGACAGCGCCTTAGCCATGTCGTAGGCGAGGATGATCACGGGGCCGAACGCCTGCACCAGCCCCTCGCCCACGCTGACCTTGATGTCGTCGGTCACCCGCTTGAAGGACCGGAGCACCTTCCCCGGCTCCTCCATCGCGAGCTTGTAGGCACCCGCGACTTTCTGGCCCTCGCCTAGCACGGCGTTGAGGGTGGCCTGCGCCTTCTCGCTCTCGGTCAGCTCGCCCCGCGTCTTGCCGAGGGACTTGGCGAACTCGTCCTGCGCCTTCGTCGCGTTGACCTGGATACCGGCGTTTCGGAGGACCATCGTGTTCTGCGTCGTGATCCCATGCACGAGGTCATCCAGCACCTCGGTTGAGTTGCGGCCCGAGATCACCGCCGCGTCCTGCGCCACCCGAGCGAGGTCGGTCGCCTTGGACAGGTCCAGGTTCGACCGGACGAACTGAGCCGTGAGGCCCTGCGCCACGCCCAGCTCGATCCCCTGCGCCTTGACCCCGCCGACCACCTTCCGCAGCGAGTCGACGTTCAGGTTGTTCGCCTTGGCGAGCGCGACCAGCGTCGTGTCCATCTCGCTCACACGGGAGGCGGTCTTGAACGCCTCCACCCCGAACCCGGCCGCCGCGACGGTGGCCCCGGCGAGCCCGGTCGCCACGCTCTTGCCGACCGCCATCCCGAGCCCGCCGACCGCGCTCAGCCCGGCCGTCATGGACGACGAGACCCCGCCCGCCGCCTGATGACCCGCCTGCGTCGCCGCCCCGGTGATGTCGTCCTTGAGAGTCCGGGTGTCGGCGGTCACTGGTATCGTGAGCGACCCGTACGTGTAGCTAGCCATTACCGCGCTCCACCTTGACGCCTGGCATCCCGGCGAGCTGCGCGACGGCATCGCCCCACGTGCCCGCCTGCCGCTCGCCAGCGCTCCGCGGAGCGCTCCTCGCGGCGGGAATGGCCCGGCCTGGCCGCTGGATCGGGCGGGGCTTAGGCACGTTCTTGGCGCCGTGCGCCCGCATCGTGACCCACGTCAGCCCGGCCACGTGATCGACCAGCGCGGCCAGCAGCTCGGCCTCCGTGCTCCACAGCTCCCCGAACCGGCGAGCCTCGGGCGGGAGGCGGTCCAGCAGGACCGCGACCCGCCGCGTTGACGTACGAGGGTCGAGCACGTCGACCCCGTACACCTGGAGCATTACCGCCTCGATGTCCGGGTTGAAGCGCGCCGCACAGGTCGCCTGGAGTTTGGGAGGCTCATCCCGGCCTGGACCGCGCCCGACGCCCGGAACAGCGCCGTCAGCTCCCCGATCGTCAGACCGGCCTCGCACAGCCCGTCGTAGGTCTCGGCGCCGATCAGCTCCGAGAGCGCCACCTCCAGGTCGCCCATAGCCACCGCCCGGACGGTGGTCATCGACCACCCCGACATCGGCGGGAGCTCGTACCCCTTGCCCTTGTATTGGAACGCGAACGGGGCAGCCGTCGCCTCGGCCGCCGCTGCGGCCTCCAGGTCGAATACGCCGTCGCCGTTAGCGCTCGGGTCGGCGGTCACGCCGCCTTTTCAGCGGCCGGAGCCTTGCGGGTGAGCGGAGCGGTCGCGTCGTCGGCGGGCGGGCCGAGGAGCACCTTCGCGAGCTTCCCGCCGTCGTCCAGAGCCGAGAGCGTGCAGTCCAGCGGCACGGCGGCGCCGCGCGTGATCTGCATGTCCCCGGCGTCGCTGAGCCCGGCCCGGTAGAAGATCAGCCGGAACACCCGCTCCGCGTCGCGGCTGTCGATCCCGACCATGTAGAGGTGGGCGGGAGTGTCCGACCGCAGGTCCATTTCCAGCAGACCGTCCGAGTCCTCGGTGGCCTCGTCGGCGTCGAAGTACAGCGCCAGCGTCTTGCCGTTGAGCTGCCAGAGGGTGAACTGGAGCGTGATCGACCGCCCGGTGATCACCGACCGGATCGGCACGACCGACTGCCACGGGGTGATGTCCTCCTGGTCGACCGACTGGCCCACGGTCGGCCCGTCGTCGCTGAGGTACCCGAGCACCTTCCAGTCGCTCGGCCATTCGTCGTCGGTGCCATCGGGGAGATCGGAGCCGAGCGGCGCCAGGTAGATTCCTGGCCCGTTCGCGGTCCCTACCTGGACTTCGCTCGGGTCAAGGACGCCGTTGGCGGGTGGGGCTGGAGGCATGACGAAGTTCCTTCCTACAGGGCCTCAGCAGGAGCTTCCGCTGCGCTTCGGCGGGGATGGACACGGATCTCGTACCGCGCCGTGTATCGCGGGGTGCCGTCGTCATCCGGCAGCCAGAACGGCCCCTCGACCGCCTGGACGTAACAGACCGTGCCCTCAGGCCAGGGCACGTCGGGCAGGCCGATGACGGTCTGACGCACCGTCTCGGCCAGGGCTCGCGCGGCCTCCTTGCGCTTATGCCGCGCGTCGATCTGCACGAAGTGGGCGTAGACCCAGCCCGGTCCCCCGAGCTGCGTCGCGGAGTACGCGAACGAGGTCAGGTCCCCGAGCCGCGTCAGCTCCTTGACGTTCGCCCAGACCCACGCCTCCAGGTCCGGCTGAACGATCACGGGCGCGGCGGCCATCAGGCGCCACCGCTCGCGAGCGCCCGCCCGAGCGGAGCGTGAGCCCGCATCCGGCGCGTCCCGTACTCCACGAACCGGGCGTAGGGGACGCGGTTGGTCACGACCGACGTACCGGGGTCGGAGTAGCCGGGCCGGACCTCCCAGCCCGCCGCCATCGCCCCCGTCAGCCGAGGCGTGTTCGACGCCGCCGCCGACGCGATCCGCGCCGTGATCTCCGCGACGTTCTGCTGCACCGCCAGCCTCGGCGCCCGAGGGTCGGTCACCTTGAACACCACGCCGTTAGCCATGCCGGATCGTCCTCACCGTCGCCGCGAAGCACGTCAGGTCGTCGCTCAGCGGATCGGTGACCAGCCGGACGTGCGCGAGGCTGTAGACCTCGCCGCGAATCCGGGCGGCCATCCCCTCGACCGGAGCGGCCTCGGCCGGGAGGAACAGGTTGCCGTCGTCGGTGCGAGCCGGGTCGTGGGGTCCGTGCCCGCCGCCATCGGCCGCACGTGCGTCCGATTCCCCGGTGAGGAGCTGGAGCGAGCCCATCCCGGCCCACGCCCGGCGAGCGGACGGCCCGGCCTCCTCCCGCCAGCCGTGCGAGTCGAGGTCGCCCGCCTCGTACAGCTCGACCGGATCGGAGGCCAGCAACAGGCTCACTCGACCTCCCACCAGTTCGGGTCGAACGGGCGAGGCAGGAAGTCGTCATGCGCGTTGCGGAGCGGGATAGACACCGCGTTCGTGAACGAGCGGTGCCACGTCGCGCGAGCCATCGCCATGCCCAGCTCGCCGCCCGGAGTGGCCCGCCCGTAGCTCACCGACTGCGCGCCGGTCGCCACCTGCGCGACCGCCATCGCGGGCGGGAGGGTCGCGGCGTAGCTCTCCCACATGAGCGCGGCGGCCAGGTGCGGATCGTCGTCCCACCACGCATCCGCGATGGCCTGCGCTTCGTCCCGAGGCAGCCCGCCATCCGCAGGCGGCGCCAGCGGCGGCGCCCACGCCTCCCACGACGGCGAGCTGCCCACGGTCACTTCTTGGCCGTCGAGCGCGAGCCGCTGTCCTCAAGCGGAGCGTCGGGCGGCGGGGTCAGGCCGAGGAGCCGCGCCCGAGCGAACGGGACCGCCCCGGCACCGCCGACGCGCGGCGTGATCGGCTTGATGATCGTGCAGCCGAATCTGGCCCACACCTTGATCGGCACAACGTTGTCTTGGAAGCCGCTGACCTGCACGACTCCAGCCGGGTCCGCGATCACGCCGGACGGGTCGATGCGGAACCTGATGTCCTGCCGGACCCCGATCACCAGGTAGTCCCACGCCCCGGTAAAGAAGTCGGTCGCGGTCACCTGGCTGTACTGGCTGTAGGCGATCGGCTCGCCGTAGAGGGTCGGCCGCGCCGAGTTGCCCACCTGCTCGGTCCCCAGCAGGAGCGACCCGTTCTTGTCGCGCACGCCTCGGGACTGGCCATTGGCACCGATGTCCGCGGAGTGCCCGGTGC